CCAGTTACATCGACGGAAGCTAGAACACTGTTACCAGATACATCTACTGTCCCATTGATATCAATCGCGGTAGCTGTAAGATCAATTTCGTCGGTAGCGCCAATAGCCAACACGGTAGCGCTAGCCCCGTGGATGAACTGACTAGCATCGTTAAATTGAATCTTGCGGGTGCTGTTTAGCAGAACACCTGTATCAGCAACGTGGGTAAGTGTGGTATCCGTGTCGGCACCAAACCCCAATACGGCTGCGTCTGATTTAAGAGTTAGGTCATCCCCGACAGTAACATCGCCAGCCATATCTACTTGCGTTGTGCCTGTTGGAATTTCAATTACATCAGCGTCGGCATCGTTCTTAATAGTTACGTCGTTAGTTGAACCCTGTCCGGTAAGAATAAGACCTTCAGCAGAGGTGTAGCCCATTGCCGCATCATCACCTGCGCTAGTATCGCCCTGAGCAAGGAAGGTATTTGATGTTGATATATCACCAGAAGTTGTAGAGATAGCTCCTGAAGCAGCTATGATGCCGGTTGAAAGCGTGCCAGTAAAGTTGTTAATGCCTTCTACCACGTTGGTCCCATCACAGAACAAGATCATTGTCATTCCGTTGGGTATTGCAACGCCTGTACCAGAAGCGGTCTTTAAAGTAGCGGCTTGGCCTACAGCGTTCACAACAAAATAAATCTTTGAAAGCGCAGGGCATATAACAGTAGCTGCATTACTACCTAACTGGTCATTACTATCAGTAAGACTAAGCAGTGCTGCCCTAGATTCGGCGGTAGTGCCATTCGCTGTTGTAAGCGTATGTGAATTACTAGACCAAGTATTGATAACGCTGCGACCGGCAATAGCTTCTTCAACCATCGAGGTTATGTTATCGTTTACTACGGTACCCCAAGACCCATCTAGCTCCCCTTGAGTAGGTTTAGCTAATTTGAGCAGGGTTGTGAATGTTGTTGCCATTTATCTAACCTCTTACGGTAGCTGTTATCGAAATATAACAGGGTATGTATTAAAATACAGTAGCATCTTGCCAGTCCGGTGTTTGCGAAGTACTTATAGCGGCGTAATTTGGTGTTTGGCTCGTACTGACCTCGGACCAAAGAAACACATCCCCTACAGCGCCTGTTGCAAACACCCCTGTTGTAAGTACATCTACACCACCTACTACTTGCACACTTGATATAGCTGTAGTACCAACAAGTCCAGTTACGGTAGCATTAGCCGCTGCGGCAACTGTTACAGTACCTAAACCTGTAGTACCCGCTAACCCTGTAGAAACAACCGGGAGCGCGGTACCCCAAGCACCCTGCCCCCAAGTACCTCTTTCCCAACCACCTAAATCTGTGTTTGCCATAACTCAAACATACTCTATGCGATACGTATAATAGCTGCGCTATTAGTTGCAGCGGGGAACTGAACAGTAAAATTCCCCCCTGTAGAAGTTTTATCTGCCCCAAAATCCAACACTGCTACCGCCGGGTTACCCGAACCAGAGTTACGGTAGATTAGCGCCCCACGGGCAGTAATTGATGCGTTACTCCATGTAGCATCGGAAAAATCAAGGAAGGCAGTAGTACCAGATCCCCCGCTAGTAGGGGCCGTAGCTATGGTAAGACTTTCGCCCCCTGCGGTATATCCCGTACCAGATACTTCGTTGGTTGTAGCGTAAGCTGTCGTAGCCGCGCTCATAGTGACACTAGAAGTGTAAAGGGCGATTTTAAACGTATCATTTGTATTACTACTAAAGTCCATCTCGCCGTCTAAAAGAGCAACCTTGAAAGAAGTCGCCATTGCTTGCGTAATAGCCATTATATTTTCCTAACCTACTTCCTGCCGGTATTGACCTGACCGATATGCGTCTTCTCTTAGTTTACCATCCCCAAGATTTTTTAATAGTACTATGGCCTGCTGATATAGTTTTTCGTAGTTGGATATTACGTCTACCTCACCCTTCATAAATCTTACAGCCTCGACCAAAGCTCCGTTTAAAAGGGCAGAATCAAACTCATTACCTAACCACGTAGTACTAGCAGTTACTATAGACGGGGGGTAGTATCCGTAATGCAACTCCGTTGTGTATCCACTATTAGGTGTTGGCCCCAACAAAATAGCCGAATCAGAAAACAACGAATAATGTACGGGAAACCCAGTTACAGTGGGGGTAGGGTACGCTTCGCGGATAAAATTAACGTCTTTGTTTAGTAAAAACACATAGGCGCTGCTGCTGTTCACAACTGACAGGCTGTACACATATAGAAAATCTGAGGGTATATTTAAGTATTTATTTCCGTTGGTTAAAGTACCAACTACGTTCCTTCGCAAAGCGGGTATTTGCACGGTATTGTATATCTTTTGTTCAGCTTGATCCGTAAACATATCAAGTTGAGCATTTGTAAAAGTCATCTCACAAATGTCTTGTATGTTTGTCTTTAGCTCTGAGTAATTCATATCTTGTCCAAACCTCTAAGAAGTAATTACTACAACTTGGCCTGTAGACCCAGCAGCAGTTAAAGTATTAGGGGTTAAATCAAAAGGATCGTTACCACTACCAACGGGATTCCAACCCCATTGTATACCCCGGCTACTATAATCGCCAGACTCCCCAAGGCTTGTATCTGGCCTTGGATCTCGTATTGCTTGGGGGTCATCTACTGGATACATACCCAATTTTAATTGTGGGTGGTCGGGATTCCAACAGGTAGGGCACGCTTTTATGTTAGTAGAAACACCTTTCCTAACTAAATCTTTTAGCTTCCGTAGTTTATACTGAAATCCGCATATATCACACATAGCAAGAGCATTTTTGGAAGATGCAAATCTAGCAGCCATAACTACACTCTAGCCACGCGTGGGACAAACCGCACGGATGCTTTTTCTCGATCTTCTCCTGCGGCTAACCCAAATTGAGCTTCATACTCTGCCTTTAACATTTGGAGTCTAGGGGCGAGTTCAGGGTCTTTCATAGCGATCTGGTACGCGAGACCCGCTACTAAACAAGGTAGAAACCTGAAGTTCATATCGGCAGTTTCAACACCACCCCCAGCATCTTCAACCCGGCGCATACGCCAGTAAACAAGTGTATAGTCATTACTATCAGGAACCGGCCATACATTTACCCGAGGGGCCTCTGCTAATCGCTCAATCCAAATTTGTATGGGTCTTCCCTGTGATAACTTATTAGGTATAGCGGCGTATGTACTAACACTTACACGACTTATATTAATATCTGATTGCGTGTTCGTGTTCCCGGCATTGGTACGAATAGATTGCTCTAGCAAATCAATAGTATCCGCAGGGAGGGTATACTGGCTCGTACCACTAACAAGACTCACGGTACCACTATCAATAGTCCACATATTGATACCACGGTTCTGCCATTCAATAGTAAGCAGATTCATGGACCGTCGAGCAGTACGGAGATCGTACCCAGAGCGCATTTCACGGCCCGCACGTTCCCACGCTTCTTCAGCGATCTCTGTGAAGTCCATGTTAAACGCGGTTGTACCGGATGTAGCCATTATTTACCCCAAGATTTCTTAGCTTGCTGCCTAGATTTAACCGACAACTGGCCATAATGGTACAGCTTTTTACTGCTTGCTGTGTGTGTTTTTCCAGAGTGGAGCTTCCCGTCCGACATCTTATGGAGGCTCCCCGTGTGCGCCTTCCCGTCTTTAAGGTAATGCTTTACACCTTTTGCCATCATGCTTTCCTGTACTTAGCTGTCTTCTTAGCTATCCGTTTTGGTTGTTTTACGAATTGTTTCCCGGCAGCAGTCCCCCGGCGCTTTGCTTTCGTGGTCGCTGCATATTCCTTTGATGAAAGTGCTTTGATTGCTTTCTTCGGTAAATACCGTTCGCCTGTCTTGCTGCTTGGTTTTCCCGATTTTGTACGCCATTTCTGTTTTGTCCACTTAGATAGTTTATTAGAAGATTTCTTCTTACCTTTGTATGTACCACCTTCGTCCTTGTAGTATTTAGTAGCGAGCTGCATGGCCCTAGCAGAGTGTTTACCACCCATCTTGGCTTTGGCTCTTGATTTAGCCGCAGCCCATTTAGCAGGGTCACGCTTTGTCGCTACACCACCGGACTTGTAGTACTGACGCATTAAGAACCCTTCATAGACACCATTTTACAAGCTCTTCCACCCTTCGCCATACCATAACCACGGACTCCACCGCCTTTGGAGTAGTTCATCATACCGCCCATGTTCTTTTTCACGGGCTTCTTAGCCATACCACCCCGCATCATTTTCTTAGTAGGTTTCTTTTTAGCCATACCGCCGTAAGAAAAATTTTCTTCGTTGTCCATAGGCATAAGCGAGTCCATTAATTTGTTTTCTTCCTCATTATCCATAGGCATAGGTTTACGTCTCTTCTTTGCTGCCATCCGGGCCATCCGACGAGCGTCCGCTGGGTTATTTCTGGCGGAATCATCGACAGCTTTACGTATCATAGCTCCTTTGAGACCCGTACCCGGGTGCTTAGTATCCCCCGGACCGCGTCCGCTTAAATCACGGTTTTCGTAAACAGTGCCTCTACCAGCCCCTACCGCTGCTCTAGGAGCACGTTTCCCCGATAATTTTGAAGGTGATTTATGCGTTTTACCAGATAAAACCTCACGGGGAGTACCACTGCGAGCTGACATTTCACTATCTGTATTGAACCCACGGCGAAAGGGATCTAAGGGCCGAACACGATCTTTCCCCCGTGCAATTTTTTTAGGTGCGGCTACATTCTTAGGTATACGACCACGTTTATCTCCAGCGCCTTCAAATATAGCCGCCGTATCTTCTATATTAGTTTTACGACGGGGCCTTTTTGACGCTGGCTTTAACCGACCTGTAGGTCTAGCACTTGTAGCTTTAGCACTCGTAGCTTTAGCACCATAACCAGATTCTGTTTCTACTACTTTCTTAACTCTAGGTTTTTCACCTGTTTTTAAAAATGTTGAATACTGACTAGGAGTCATACCTAACTTTTTAGCTCCTGCTAGTCTTTGTCTAACATTTTTAGTTTTACCTGCTTTAGCACTTGCAGGTTTAGCACTTGCAGGTTTAGCACTTGCAGGTTTAGCACTTGGCTTCCGTTTAGGCATCGGAGCCGTTCTTGATTTCTTAGGGTCATCTGCTCTACGCGTAGAGTACTTTTTACCTTTATAAGTAAAAACTCCATCAGCCCCTTGTTCTTTACGAGCTTTTGCAAATGCCGCACCAAATGGAGATAATTTTCTAGCCATATCAAGATCCTTTCATAGATATCATTTTAGCAGCGCGCACACCCTGTTTAGCTGCGCCGCACCCACGTACTTTACCACCGTTGCTGTACTTAACTGTACCGCCCATATTTTTCTTCTTTTTAGCAGGCTTTCTAACTTTTTGGTTTTCGCTTTTTACTCTCGTAGAATACTTTTTGCCATCAAACATAAAAACGCCGTCAGGGCCTTGTTCTTCTCGGGCTTTATTAAAAGCCGCCCCAAACGAACTTCTTGGCTTAGGGCCTTCTGCATCCGTAGCGATAGTATCCATCATGGCTTGATTTGGGATACCTCTGAGAATTTCGTCCCTGCGTGACATGGGTAAGCCCCGAGTAATCTCATCCCCCGGAACACCACCAACACCACCGATCCCAATTGTTTCTGTAGGTTTTTTCATGTTCAACATTTCCAACGTTTTCTAGCCTGTCTCAAACGGCTGTTAGGATCTTTAGCTGCTTTAGGGAATTTCTTCATCTGGCCTGCTGATCTAGCGCAATAAGATTTGCGTCTATTAGCGGCTTTACTCCCGGATTTAACTTTGCCTGTAACAGCAGTCTTTAGTTTACTGCCGGGGTTTTTACTGCGGTATGAGGCTACACCAGCCCTAGTCATACCCGCGCCAGATTTAGTAGACCTAAAGTTTTTCTTGTTCCTAGCGGGCATATTATCGGGTTTACGTACATTACCCCCAGATTTATAGTATGCCCGCATAGAACTACCCTACATAAAATACTGTCATAGACGAGAGGCCCGCTACAGAATACGTAACATATCCACCACCAACGAAGAGTATACCGTCATCGGGTACATCCGGGTACTGCGTGGTATTCGCGGAAGCTACAGTATTAAACTGCATCCGTACCGTACCCGTACCAGAGCCTTCTCTGAACGTAATCGTACCTGCCGTACCAGTATTTACTGCGTACAAACCACGAAGCCGTAGCCTACCTTGAAATATAGGGGCAGCAATAGAAGCACCGGAACCAGCACTTACATTACCAGCGGGATTACCCACTGCTGCTATCTGGCTAATTGTAGTGAAGAAAGTGGAACCAGTTGCCGTACCCGCGTTTGCGCCGGTAATAGATTCAGTAACAGCATCGCCCTGTTCATCAGTGCCTGTAACTGTGAACGATATACCAGAATCATTTCCAGCACTCAGGATAGTTATGTTACGGGGTTCGTCGAATGTAACGGCTCCGCCGGAAGTAAGTGCACCCCCGAGGACCAGATTAGCGTTGTTGCCTACAGACGTCGCAACGGAAATACCGTCAGCGTCTATAGCGGCGGCAGTTATAAACGTAGATTGAATGTCAGAAGACATGTATACCCTCCTTAAAGCGGTGGGGGCTTCTGCACCCCCACCTACTCAATTACGATGTAGCAAAAACAGAAAGGTTGGCGGCAGCACCTGTACCAGAAGAAGTACAGCGAGCTTCTGCCCTCCAGAGGGTGCCGTTAAAAGAGAAGACAACGTAGCTTCCAATACCCGGACCAGAATTTGTAAGGCCGATAAGATTAAGGAAGTCGTCTCCGGTTCCATCAGCTACATCAACCGTATCGATAAGGCCAACCGCAGAACTTGTCGCACCCGTCTTCTTATACACGGCGGACTTAGCCATAAAGAACTGACCTGCAGTGCCAAACTTATGTGTGGCACCATTAGCAATGATTACTTGGTATTCTACAATGATCACATCCCCAACCGTAGAATTAGCGTTGGTTGGCATAGTTGCGGTAATTGCAGCACCGTTCGCAGGGCTGAGATAGTGTGTGTTCTTGGTAAGCGCTGCACTAAAAGCATTAGCCATTTGCGTCTTCGCAGTAAGGCTTGCACCTAAAAGGCCCGTGGGGTTGGCAACGCCGGTAGTGAACGCTGCGTATCCAGTCACTGCAAGAGTTCCGCCAATTGAAGTGTTGTTGCTAAACGTACTGTTAGTTGTTTCTGCACCAGTTCCTGATGCAACACTAATATCCTCAAAACCGTCTTTCGAACGGACGGGACCATTAAAAGTTGTATTAGCCATGCGTATCTCCTGTCGGGGCTAGTGTCAGCTACCCAGTGTAGCTGTCAGGGATAATTTATTATAGAACAAAAAAAGGGGGGTAACAAGTACCCCCCTCTTAATATTAACACGTAGTACTTTACGCGCCCGGTGAGCCAAAGACCCCAAGCGGATCAGAAACACCAAACGAATAACGCTCCCGCGCCTTGTAGCGACTGTTGCCCGTATCGAAGTCGGCATCCATAGATGTCTGCATCGGGGTACGAACAAAATGCTTCAAGCCATTCGGAACATCCGTCATAAGGAACCACGCATCAATATCAGTAAGATAATGATTAATTGTGTATCCTTCAGGAACAGAACCGTTGTTCTTGATAGCATTAATGTCGTTGTCTGCCGTACCAACACGACCCTCGGTCTCCAGCAACCGCGTAGCAACAAACTGCAATGCGGGCGGGATGACAAGTTTCTTAGGTCGAGCAGCAATCAACAAACCACGTTCATCCGTCCAACCAGAGATTTGAATAACCGCAGCTTCAAGAGAGGTCTCGTTGAGATCTGCGGCAGTCGTTGGTTCGTTGGAGTTGGTACCACCTGTGACAAGCGGATGTGCGGTAGAGCAGAGTGCTACACCATCACCATAGGTCGTAGAGAAGGCGTCGTTAAGAATAGCCGCCCCTTTAACCTGTTTGGTGTAAGCCATAGCGCGGGCGAGAGCCTTCGTATAACGAGCAGACAAAGAGTCATACAAGTTATCCTCAACAGCTTCCTCAGTAACTGAGAATCCCATCGCAATGGTTTCGTGTTGGTAACGAGCCGTCCATGCTTCCTGTGCATTGTCATAGTCGATGGCTTGGCCTTCGTTTTTGACTGGTGCAGCAGAAAAGCCTGAAAGTTTCGTTTCTTCTTCAAAAGAACGGTCAGAAGATTCTGTTTCAAAAATCTCTTTGTGTTCTTCACCGTACTTAGCATACTCCATACCAAAAAGAGCATTAAGGCCGGGAAGAAGTTCTTTGAGTAGTTGTGCGCGTGATATAGCCATGATTCATTCCTTCCTATACGCCGACAGTATGCGTGTAACGATGATAAGTAGGAGTAAACTTCACTAGAAATTCCGTAAAGTTACCCGAACTATCCTTCGTATCTTCAACAACATCTACCACCGTAAGAGGGAGGGTAGACGTAACATTGTTGATGAATACACCCATACGACTGTTGCCAGTCGAAGTAAGGCCCGTGTTCAACACAAGTACTGCATTGCAACTAATTGTAGTACCCCGAGTTTTTGCCAAGGGTAGCAAACCTGTAGTCGCACCGTCTGCAGTAGTATTTGTGACGTTCACAACTTTAAACAAACAATCAGGATCATCAACAACAATAGCTTCAATATCATCGGCAACAACGCTACCGGGGTAGTATTGGGCAAAAATCTTGTACCCAAGTACTGGATCGGTATAGCTACAGCCAACAAAAACACCAATAACACCGGGCACAACACTTGCTGATGTCACAGTGGTAATGATGATCGTACCATCGTTTTTATATTGCACCACATCTCCATTAAAGATAGCGGTGGCGTAGTTAGACGCAATAGGGATTGAACGGGTACTACCTGCGTAAGGTTGCCCGCCAATCAGATTAACTGGTTTTAGTCCGTAAGGGACTGATACCGTAGGATAAGCCATCTTATAACTCCCAAGCTATAATGTTAGGTTCCATTACCAAAAGTTACCTTCGATTTCCGATCATTAAAGAGCGGCATACGAGGGTCGTTTTCTCTCATAAGGTTGTTATCAACTGAAGAAATCTGCGCTTTACTTTGATTGCTAAAGTATTCTGTACGCTCTTCGACTAGCTCTTTCGGAGCTTTGCAAAGCATCAACCCCCCAATTACAACATTATCGGCAAACTTTTCTTGTTCGACGGTAACCATTGTAATCTCTGGGTGGTCTACTGCCTTAACAGGCTCCCAACCTTCACGTAACTTTGAAGAAACATTAGTGGCATCAATTTGACCTAGTGTAGCTACACGGACCCAATGAAATTCATAACCCGGCTCGGGAGTAGGTGACGGAAGCACCTCGGGGCGCTGCCAAGCCTTCTTGCGGGTCGTTTTTTCACGTGTCGTCTGCTCACGATTAATTCGATTATCAGCCATCTGTATCTTTCCTCATTTCTATTGCAACCTGTTTGGCGTAATTTTCAAGAGGAACTCCTAAACGTTTCGCTAGATTCACTTGTGTCTTTGTTAGTGTAACCTTTTTAGGGGAAACACTCCGCGTAGCGGGCGCAACAACATTAGCCTTACGTTTTGGCGTTTCTACTTGTTCGGTGTCCCCAAGTTCCTCGGGGAACATTTTCTGCATACGAGCATTAATAGTCTCGTAGTATTCATCACTTTGCGGGTCTACACCCGTTTTAACAAGTTTATTATGCAGCCCCAATACATAACTTGTCATCTCATCGTCTGACCCAAACCACGGATTGGCTTTTGCCCATTCGTTAGCTTTTGGATCAGACGGTACTGGAGCCGGTTGTTCCGTATTACTCTGTTCTACAGAAACTTGTTCTTCCTGTAAAGAGGGTACCTTTATACCCTCTAGTTTGTCTGCTCTTATCTTAGCAGTAGTTAATGCCTCTTGGGCTTCTATAACTGCTTCTGAATCACCTGCTTCATATGCTTCTTTGTATATACGTTTAGCTGATTCTAATTCCGAGGACGTAGCGCGTTTAGCTTGATCTAAAAGCACGCTCTGATTTTTATTCACCGTCCCTTTAAGATTACTATTTTCTGAAAGTAATCTTTGGGTGTACCGCTCAAGTTCCTCACGCTCACGTAGTGCTTCTTCTTTTGCACGCCGCTCGTCATGGTAGCCCTTACTAAAATGCTTTATACGCTTACGAACTTTATCAGAATAATCTTCAAGTTCTTCGTCAGTAACATCTTCAGGGGCTTCGGAGGCTTTACGGCCTTGGTCAGCTTCTGGAGTATCATCAACAACTTCGACTTCAACTTCAGCTTCAGTTTCGGCTTCAATTTCTGTTTTGGTTTCCTTTTCATCAGAAGAACCTACAGTAAGCGCGCTTGAAGACCCGACTTCAATTTCAGTGGTTTCTCCCTCTTCAGATTCAGGGAACTCAAACTCTACTTTTTCAAAAGGCATACCTATCTCCTACACATTGCAGATGCCACGAGGATCAGGAATAACTGCCTCGATGGAATCGTCGTTCATAAGGCGAAACTCTTTACCATTAACTTTAAACCGTGTTCCTGTATTCATACGGAACATGACGTAATCACCAATTTTACACCAAGGCCCTTTAGAAAATCGTTCTTTATCTGAATACGCATCGGCTCCCATATCTATGACGACTCCCATAATAGACAGGATGTACTCTTTGTGCTTCTCAGAGTCTGTTTTAATAAGAGAGCTACCTTGGTAGTGGTCGTCAATGTCTGGTAACGCTACTAGCAACCTATACCCAGCAGGTATAGGGAGTTGTGCTTCTAGTTCATCATCGCTAGCAATAGCTTGTACTGCTGATCTAGTCATCATCTTCTTCCATATAATTACGCGAGAGGTCTTCTATGTGTGATAATGCGGATTCGAGACCCCGAATTAACCCGCACACTTCCTTGTATTGGGCGTAATCCTTAGATCCACCCCCAGCAAGAAATTCTATTGCAGAGACTTTATCTGTCTCGATACGTTCTTTAAGCACGTCAAAGACGGTCTTCGCCATAATCTACTAAACCTCCAATATTAAAGAATGCCTTTTTCTCTCAGCACGAACGCAACTGCGGCGGCACCCACGGCCACCATAATTACGATAGGTTGGTCAATTAATACGCCTATACCTACGCCGCCAACTGCGGCTGCCGCGTAAGAGGAAGGTTCTTTCATTCTATCTTTAATCCAGTCTACCATTTGTCCATCCTTCAGGGTTATTGGCCTTTATTCTGGCCGGTAACTGCCTTGAAAATTTCAAGGTCTAAGTTATCAGATTGTCGTTTTGTATCCGCGTCAATCTTTAGTTCACTGCTCTTCGCATCTAAAACTACCCTAGCCTGCTCATTCTCCACTCTTTGAGCAGCTATAGCCGCATCGGCTTGGTCTTTCTGGGATTTACGTTGTGCTTCTGCCTGTTGCAAGGCTGAATCAGCCTGATCTTTTTGACCTTTACGCTGTACTTCTGACTGTTTAACAGCAAGTTCTTCTCGCTGTAGTTGAAGGACAGGATCTTGCGCTTGCTCTTGTGCTTGCTTCTGTGCGGCTTCCTGCTGATGAGCCTGTGTAAGTTGTTTGCCAGCATCAGCAACGACCCGTGCAAGTTGGATCTCCACTTCTTCAGATAATTCCGCACCGGGCGCTGGAAGCGGTGCGCCAAGTTTCTCTTCTATTTGCTTACGGTAATTAAACCCTAGATGCTCTGCTATATGGGCCTGTAGAGCCGCCATAATCTGCTGTGCTTGCGGGTTCTGCCCAATTAACTGGGCAACCATAGGATCTTGCATAAACGCCATGTGTGTAGCTATGTGGGCTTCATGATCTTGATAGATAAATGCCTTCATAGGTTTCACAGACAACGCGGCCATGTTCTCACTTACAGGATCAGCAGGTTTTGCATCATCGTCTGTAGGAACAAGTTTGTCCGCATTCTTGACCCCAAGAACCTCAATCATCTGTCTATGTAATTGGGGTAAGTCGTAGATTTGTGGTGCAGACTGAGACATCTGCAAAACAGCCTGATACTGCACAACCCGTTGTGCCATCGTAGAGCTATTTGGGTCACTAACAGGGATCACGTCCACCAACATATAGTCAGCTTGCCTAGCACTAACTTCACCACGAAGGGGCTGATAGGCGTACTCAGCAGGGGCGTACTCAGCCATAATAGCCTTGAGGAGCTTAAACTCCTGCTTCATAGCGTAATGGACGCGGGCCTGTACCGCAGCCATCGGCTTGAGGGTACGTTCGAGTAATGCTAGCGTTGTACCTACAGGGGCATTAGCGGACATATCAGAGATGTTCATATCACTGATAGCGCCAAGCCTGCGGCCCTCGTTGGTAATCTTGTCTAGTAACTGGAGGAGCGTATTAGACGGCTCCTTGTAGGGCAGGAAGCTGATGTTGTCTCGTATAGACCCACTAGGCACATCTACATCACGGAACTCACCCGGTTCAATAGGAGTATCATCTCCCTTGATACGCATCCCACGAGATTTTAGACCACCCGGCAAGTTAGATAGTGTACCTGCGTCTACAAGCTGGCGGACAATAGAAGTACCCGCCCGTGCGTAACCACCAATAATATGGATAAGTCCCAGTCCGTAGAACCCAAAGCCCGGTACATATACATAATGTACAAAATGCTGGCGTTTTAACATAAGAGGGTCTTCTGGCTCCCAGTTACGTCGGATAGCCAGTACCTCAGAAGTACCCCGCTCAATTGTTACTATGTAGGGTTTGGCAATATCGTCATCCGAATCATCATAACCCTCGATCACAATATCTGCATGTACTTCGTATATTGCGTATCGGTCATCGTCTGTTATGGAATACCCGCCCTCTTCGGCTTTGCGCTCCTCTATGTCGGTATGGAACGGTTGCGGGTCGTCTAAATCTACTTCGCGGTAGAAACCATTAGCTTGAAGTTTTTTAAGGTCGTTCTTGGTCTTACGCATGATATGCGTAACACGTTCCGCGCTCTCAATATGAGATGCACCGTAGGGAACAATAACGTCTTCAGCAGGGATATAGACAGCCATCTGCCGTCCCATGTTCGGATCGTAGTAGACTTTCTTAAACGCTGACCCGGCAAGACCAAGGCTATACAACATACGCTCATGCTCTGGGCGATATTCAACCATTCGCTCAGTGAGTTCGTAGTTCATATCCGCCTTCACGCGGGCAGCAGCTTCATCTTTCTCTTTAGTCTCTTTCCCAAGTACTTTAGTCTTGACCGGTCCTGCTGCGGGGAAAGTCTCACTCATAGTCTCCGCTTGGAACCGGATAGCCGCTTCGGCAAGCACGGTGGAGAATACACCACATGCGCCGTCCCACGGGTCAGTACGTTCTTCGTATTTAAATCCTAGTACATCTAGCCCTTTAACAAACGTATCCGCCCACTCTTTACGGCTGTCAACGTCGGCATCGACCATACCAATAATTTCGTCTGCTAACTTGTTAAGCTCACCTTCGTCCATTGACTCGGCAATATTAGCGTCGAAATCGTCATCGTCCCCTCCTTCTTCGCCGGGGATTATGGTAATTTCCACGCTGCCATCGTCCAGAGTAACCATATCCGGGTTGACAATTTCAATCTCAAGCCCTTCGCCCATGCCTTCTTCGATGTCTTCATCGAGACCCATAGGGGCGGCGTACATTCCTTTTTCAATAGCCATCATCTATCCCTTGTTTACTCTTGTAGCGCCATAATTTAAAATCCTAAATATCAAGAGCGCTCAACTCGAATTGCCGCTCAAACAAATCTTTTAACTCCTGCGGCGAAAACGCTTCACGTGGTATATTCACTTCTACTTCAGGAGCGTTTTCTGAACCTTCGGGCAATCGTTGCGCCGCGTAATGCCTTAACTCTGAATAACCAAGCGTTTGTATAGCATTTTGGATTCTGTCTGAAACTGATATATCCGGGTCATAGTATTCACTAAAATCATATTTGTCCTTTACCACGATATCACCCTCCTCATTCATTTCGTAAGGAAATTGACCTAATGTATGTTTGACGTTTCCTATAGGGGTCAGCAAATTACCTATACCAAAAGTACTTGCATCTGGGCCGCCTGTGACACCAGATTTATCATATGTGCCATAATCTACACGTCCGGGGGTAGGTTTTATTCTTAGGGTTTTATACCTGTCTTGGTTCTTCTCTCCTGTAGTAGCAAAACTTTGTCTTGCCGCTTCCTTATTAAGACCAGTCTTCATCACGTCTCGTTTTAAAGGATCGCCCTTCGAGGATACATCTACCCCTTTTTTTGACAACAAAATAACCTGTTTTATTGCTTCTAACTCTGGTCCTGTAAAATCTTTCTCTGTTATAGGGGTTTTTTCCCCTAAAAGAACAGCCTGTATATACTTACGCGCCATGGTAGGGAGAAGGGATAGTAGATTTTCTTTTATACTTGCCATCATCTATCCCTTAATAATACCCGCCACTACGTTGTTTAAAGTACCGCATTTCCTCTGGTTCATCAGAAGGTAATCGTATAAACCCACCTTGCCTAAACCTCATAAGAGCCATTACAGTCGAGTCAACCAGATCATCATGGCTCATAAACGGGAACCCTGCAATTTCTTCCACAAGTGCTTCTGCCCAACGGGTAGACGGTACCCATACTAACTCCGAAGCTACAATATCAGCAACAGAGTTCAAACGCGCAAGTTTATCCCCCGACCCTCTATGCGGAGTGTACTCCTGTACTGGGAGGCCCATCCTACGCATCTCTTGATACAAGGCTGTACCGGAACTCTTTTTCTCAACTATAAAAGAATCCGGTTCCCACGCTTCATATTCTTCCAACGCCATAGTTTTCAGTTCAGGAAACTCCATACGTTTCTTGATACTATTTAACAGTATTATATTATGAGTGCCAGTCTCTTCATTTAAGAAGACCCCCCACGTAGTAAGCGCCGTGAAATCGGCACGGTTGTGTGATTCCGCTGCGGCATCGAGAGACATAATAATATACTCGCACGGAGGGGCCTCTTTATCTCCCCACTGCTGCCACCAATCCCGCTTGACAATAGACGCTTCTTCCGCCGTGGGTTCCTGTTGATACTGCGCGTTCCACTGAAACGCGGGCATAGACGCTTTAGTACGCAGGAGCGCGTCCAGATCAAAGAACTCCGGCCATAAAGGCTTTTCGGTGTAACCCGAACCCTTCTTGTTGGGTACTTCAAGTATAGCGGGGAACTCAACTATGTCGTACTGATCAGCCAGCTCATTATGAGCCATATCGTTTACAACGCGGCCTGTAAGATCGTCCATGTGCCATCTGGTTTGGATAATTGCTACACGACCACCCGGCATCAAACGAGTACGAGCACCATAAGTGAACCACTCATAAGCCTTCTCAAAGACTCCGAAGTTACCATTAATGACATCCTGTTCTGAATGCGGGTCATCAATAAGAAGAAGATCGGCACCACGACCAGCGATAGACGACCCGATACCACATGCGTAGTATTCTCCTCCAACATCCGTATTCCACCTACCGGCAGACTTAGAATCCACTGCGAGGGCCACGGTTGGGAAGATAGCCCTATACGCATCGGTGGCGATAAGATTACGTACTTTACGCCCAAAATCTACCGCGAGATCGGTAGTATGGGACACCATCATAACTTTCTTATTCGGGTTACGCCCCAAGAACCACGCGGGGAAGAAGATAGAAACCAACTGCGACTTACCATGACGTGGGGGGATATTAACACATATACGATCCTTATCCCCTCGCTCAATGCCCATGAGCATATCACCCAACATACGGTGATGTTTGCCAACAATATAATCTGACTGCATCTGTTTACAGAACTCGATTAGATCATCATGGGCTTTCTGGTTGTGATCTCGCACGGCCAGCTCATCTACAAGGACATCTATCTCCGCTAGTTCATCCGAGGTGTAATCCTCTAGATTACTAAGAAGGTGTTCTATCTCCTCTCCCGTGAAATCTAGTTCAGGCATGAGCACTATTCATTCTTCACGAAGGTGTTTCTCCTTCATCTTCTTCATCTTCTTCATCTTCGTATTCAGATAACCCAAGCTCCTCGTCTATGTTGATTACCTCTCCATCCATAGTGACATCCGTATATTCAGGCTCCGGGTTAACAAGTTTAGCGAGTTTAGCACGCAATTTATCTCTCAAATCGTCGGTAGACTGATGCGTTATAGTAACTTCGGATTTCTCCGCAAATAACCCCACATCAGATATCTTACCGAGTAGCTCTAATGCACGTATGCGTACCCGCGCATCGGGGTTATCTGCCTCTAAAACCAGCTTATTTGTGACCAAATGACGTATCTGGACCGCGTTTTCCGCTACAGACTGCCCAAATTCCTGTAATATACTGTTCGTCATAAGAAGGGAGGCAGGGGTTAAAGTAGCCGCTCGCTTTGTGGTAACCTTCTTTGATGTTTTTTGGGGGTCTTCTGCGTAGGACAGGGCTAATTTAGCGGCTGTATCCTTATCTTCTTTGGTAGGTTTGGCGTCGAGACCATGCTCCGACAATTTTTCAGTCGTGTTAGCGGCGTATTTTGCACGCTCTTTAAGGTCTATGTGCGGAACATTGGGTGAAAATGGTACCCCAAGCTCCGGCTCTACAACTAGAGTCATATTTTCTTCCGCAGGCATTACACCGTTCCGCACTATATACCACAACAAAAAAATTTCGCAAGGGGGGTTAAAATTTAGCAAGGGGGGTACTTCCCTGTGCGAGGGGGGTGGGGGTCGAAACTCAGAATAATGCAAAATATTTGTGTAGATTAGTATTATAGAAGAAGACAGGGACTCCTAGTCTGTGAGCGGGGTCATGGGGTAGGGGTAGGGGTCGCGATACCCTATTTTGTTATGCCATGGCATAACATTTCGTGCCATATGGTGCCAATCTATTGTGGATTATCTTGTCTTAATATGTTAGGATAAGGGACGGGCTGCGATTGTCGCTTCCCGATACGATCTTGAAAGGGTCACACTATGCCAAACACGAAAAAAGCTACCACGTCAAACCTAGCTATCCTTGCTGAAGCATGGGCAAAGCATAACGCTATCGAAACCAAGTCGCTGCAGTTACTCGTTGATGAATTGGTGACGCAAGGACAAGTCAAAGGGTGGCATCTCAAAAATAAGAATGCCGAGGGTGTACGAGAATACAGCTCACAAGCTGCCGACGTGCGTTTCGGTATTGTTAAATCGTTGGGCAAGAAAAAACTGGGCCTATTCTTATTAACCGGGAAGCAGGACAAGGAAACCGCTGAAGCACAACGAGCGGTAAAACAGGAACTCGCTTCTCGAATGGATAAGGTCGTAAAAGCGCTGCACACTAGGCAGAATCCCAAGGATAAGCAGCCGGGTCGCAAAGATGACTTGGTATACTTCAAGGATTCCGCTGCAGCGGGTGTGAAACGTACCAGAAGTTCTAAGCACGAGAGTTTGGACCTTACCGCGATTGCAAAGCACTATCGCGAAATAGCCAAGTTGTGCAAAGCCTAACACACCACACTGAAACTCGGGAGGGACTTCGGTCCCTCCCATTCTTTTACTACAAGGAAACATGTTATGTTGGAACGTTTAATACCTATTATCTGCGCCGTAGCTGGTGCGCTAATGCTATATATATCCCTCGGCAACACCATTGGACACGTCGGACACTTATGGCTCATCGGCCTTGTCGTCGGCTCCCAGCTAATCTTTATGGCTATCCGCTCTGCGGTGAAATCATGACTAATATAAACTTAGCACCATACAGCGTGCACCGTTTTTTCGACGGCGCAGAAGTTACGTGGATAGTTGAAGAGGGATGCTATCGCGGCCTATGCCTCGATACTCGAGTCTACGAAACTAGGCAGGATGCTGAGGCGGAACGCAATCGTCTCAATACAGCATACGGTCTCGATAAAATCGGGGTTTAACTATCACGGGAGGGGCTTCGGCCTCTCCCTTTTTTTTGTCTTCATTTTGAAGCC